TTCACGATCCCGCCGCCGCTCGATATCGCCTTTGTCGCCTTGCCGAGATTGCCGATAAGACCACCAACGGTTGATGTGAGCTTGCCCGTAAGGCTAAGCACGGGTCCGATAGCGGTTGCGAAGCCGAGCGCCGCGACTGACATACGCTTCATACCCGGAGAAAGCTCTGTAAATCTTTTAATCAAGTCGGATACATATTTAGCAAAATCTTTTACGGCCGGAACAACCTTTTCGTTTATAAACGGCGTTACATGCTCAAGTAATGGCAGAAAAGCCGCTCCGATTTCAGCACCCGCTGTTTTGAATACCGCCTCAAGCTTTTGCATCTCGTCATCAAACGCGCCAAGCGCTTTTACATTCTCGTCCGACATCACCGCACCGACGGCATGCGCCTCCTTGCCAAGACGGTTAAGCTCGCGACTTCCTGTGACGATAAGAGGGTTTAATTCCTGAGCTGACCTGCCAAACAGCCGCAAAGCCATAGCATCCCTGTCTGCTTCGTTTGACATGCTTCCGAGCGCGTCTATTACATCCGCCCAGACATCCTTTGCGTTTCGCAGCGTACCATCAGCGTTCATGTACTCCACATTAAGCCGCTCAAACGCTTCTACCTGATCCTTTGTTCCTTTAGCCGCGTTATCCATATTTTTGGTTAGCTTTATCATGGAGCTTGTCATTGTCTCCACTTCGACATCGATAAAACGTGCCGCATATTCCATTTCCTGCAACGCCTGTGTGGTTATACCTGTTTTATTTGATAAAGTGATAAGCTCATCCGCACCCTTACCCGCAGCAACAGCCATCCCGGCTATGCCCGCGGCCGCGCCCAATATTGGCACCGTCAAACCTTTAGTTAAACTCGCACCTGTTTTTTGCATATCACTACCGGCACTTTTTAAATCCTTGGACATTTTCTTCATGCTCTTATCAAGATCAGTTAAATCAGCGCCGACCTTGACCATAAGCGAACGAATAATATTACTCACTTCGCACCTCCCAACTGCTCGAGCGCTTTGTTCAAACTTTTAGCTATGATACGTGTTACCTCCGCCTTACTCTCATCCGCTGCGGGACGCAGAAACGGTTTTTCTTTTACCGTACCCACCGTATTGCCTTTAATTTTAAGCTTATGCCCGAGCTCGACGAACACGCCGTAATAGCCCTTGGGCTTAAACGTCACGCTGCCGAACACGCGATACGGGTATTTCTTGCTCTTACTAATCTTCCGCGCGGTCAAGCTCTTTTTCAGCACACCGGTTCGAACCGGCACCTTTTCTCTCGCTTTGTTTAATACATAATTAGTAGCCTCCGTCGCTGAATCGTATAAGTATGGTAAAGCGTTATCACCGAGTTTTGTAAAATCCCGAATCAGCTCATCAAGGCCATCGATTTCAAATTCTATACTCATACATAAATCACCTCGCCACCAAACGCCGCGTTTAGTATTTTAACCATAGCAAACATATCCTCATCGGATTGTTCGCATTTTTCCGTCTGCATTAGACTTTTAAGGCTCGGCAGTTTATTGACGCGCGACATCGCTGCGACATGCCATGCATGATACATAAGTTCATTCATACGGTCTCTTTGGCATCGATTATAACCCTCTACCATAACCGCAAATTCGGCAGGTGTTAGTTCCCAAAATTCAACCGGTTTCAGTCCCAGCTCGCCAACCGCGAACGAAAACTCAGCCGAAAGGTCAAGCCTCTTATTTACCCTTTCGGCTTTTGCGCGTTTGGGACTTTAGCCCCTTTCCCTTCCTTAAACGCGGCGCCGACCGCCTCTATGGTTTTGGTCTGGATGTATTGCATACTGCTTGCATGCTCGTCTATTAGGTCATAAAGCGCGTCGCGCGTTAAATCTTTATCGTCATGCCTTATCATTACAAACAATAAATCTGCGAGTGTTTTTGAAGATAAACTACCGGCAGACAGATCCTTGCCCAGCTCGGCTATTGTCTTGCCACTTATCTGCTCGAATTCCACCTGCGCGCCCATACCGAAACGCAACCGGCGCGGTTTATCAAGTTCTATCGTAACAAATGGTATAGCCATTCGAAATCACCTCTTTGAAAAAAGTATGGGACGGACTTATGCCGCCCCATCAAAATTAGCTCGCCGCGCGAACAACCTGAATTGTATAGTTTTTCGGAGATTTGTTTTCCTCCGTTACTGTAATAGTAATCGTAGTTATGCTGCCGGCATCTCCCAGCGCGATCGCGGATGATGCCTCACCGCTCACAACGGTATTCCCGTTAACTTTGATAACGCCAGTCGCCGCGGTTGGTGTGACCGTAACCGATTCAACATCGGTCAAAACAGTCGCGACATAATTGTATACACTGCCGGATGGCGTCGGAACAACTACTGCACCCTCGCTAATTGCAACAAATGGAGTTGTAAGCCCTGTCGATGCAGAAACTGCCAAAACAGGTTTACTCGTAACTTTAATTGTCGCAGTAAACGGTATAGCACCATCGACAGGTGCGTCGCCTATTTTCAACGAAGTTATTAAACCGTCAAACGTCCACGACGCACCAATCGACGCAGGAAATTCAATCGATGCGGATCGTGACTGTCGCGCATTCATATCAGTCAGCATCGCGATTTGACCGTCTGTGTCAGTTGCGTTAAAATACCCCTCGACTGCAACATCACCAGCATCAAGCAGCCCAGGTATATATTCTTTATATGCGTCAGGACTATCATGCGTTGTAACCTCGACCGTATCGGCACTGATTTCAATGCCGTTTATGGTATTTATCGATGCCACATAATTGGCATTCCATTTTAGCTTAGTACCAAAAGCATGTGTTGCCATTTTTTACACCCTTTCATAAACAAATTCAAATTCTGCTATTTCCGTATAAACCCTTGTAGTCCCGTCGGACGATGTTTCGAGATTGCTCAATTCGTTTTGCATTTCAATTTTTTGGATATATACTCCGCTCATTGTTCCTTGAAAATCACATAGCGCGGTTTTTAATAATTCCATCAAATCGCGTGCTTCTGATTTTTTGAATGCAAATGAAGTGAATTGGAACACCGGACGCTCGAGAGCATATTGTCCTGTTAAGCTATGCTCCTTCACATCCGATATTTTCATGTAAACAATTGCGGGAAGGACAGTGTTCTGCGGTAGTTCGTCCGGATATAGTTTTTGCGTAACATTGGTTTTGATATGGCTGACAAAAGCCTCCTCAATATACATATATCAAACCACCTCTTTCGCAGAAATTTGCAGTTCTTCACGCATACCGTCAACATCATTAACGCTCAATATTTCAAATACACGCGAACCGTATTTAATTCGGTCTGTCGACGCAATACCCGTTGTATACCGGACGCTAAAGACAATCTCGGTTGACGCATTCAGTTTTTGCGCCGCGTAATACTCACGACCGCCAGACGATATCACCTGCGCCCAAAGCGAAAACTCATCTTTCCATGTTTCGATGGGCTGATTGTACGAATCCGGCGTGACCGTTTTTCGCTGGATTGTTATCCTGCGATTGAGCTTACCCGCTTCCATCAAAACCACCTCAGCTTATACATCCCCAGCAACGCTTTGACCGCAAAATCAATCTGCCCGGATGCCTCGCCGGTTGCCTCGCGGTTTGCATACCAATGACCGATAAGCAGTAACATGGCCTGCTTAATTGTTTGTGGTGCGTTTGTGTATCCCGTCACGTACCGTATCCGGATCGGATTAATCGGATACGGTTCAAAAGCAGGCCATGTTTTTCGGTATGGCAAAACAATTCGACTACCGGGAACATCAACTAAGTAATCGATATCCTCGGACAATACGGTCTGATTGCCATCGCCGTCAACACATGTCACGCTCGTCACAGATTGGATGTCCGGCATCAGGTTTATTTCATTACGGCACGGAAATTCGTCTAAATACATTTCCTGCGTCTGCGTCGCCAACGCCCTGCCCGTGTACTGCTCGCAATATTCCCGTGCCGCAACAATTAACGACAGCACAAGTTCGTCCTCAACCGTATCGCCCGTAATTATGTCATCGGTCAGCCTTAGATGCAGTTTTGCCTCGTCGATTGTTACCGGTTCGTTTGCGACCGGAATAATTATCATGTGCCGTCACCTCCTCGGCATAACCGCCGGCAATGAGTAATTTTGCAGTTTTATCGTTGACAATCAACTCATTGCCGGCGACCAATTCGCCCTCCGTGCTCCATGCGGATTTAATGATTTTGACTTTCATGGTTACGCCGTCGGATTCGTTATGCCGGGATATGCATAACAAGTACCATTTGCTGTTGTCAAAATATTGCCGACACAGTTTGCAAGTTCTAAATCGCAAGTGTCCGCAGAACCGTTGCCAGCCGAGCTCACCCAGCGATTATTCACAACAAGCATTAAGTCGGAGTTTTCGTCAATTGCAAGGCCGGTTGACCGGATGTAGTTATCAGCAATCAAACCCCCGCTTGTTTTACCATTTGCCGCCACAGCTATGCCGACCGCTGCATGAATGAAATTGCCGATAATTTTCGCATTGACGTTGTGTGTTGTTCCGG